CGGCGGCTGATGGTATCGCCGCTGAACGCGCACCCGAACGCCCACCCGCTGGCGGGCGCGTACAGCAACGGGGCGCAGATCGCCGCCGCGTTGGAGGGCCGCGCCGCCGTCGTGCTGCCATGGGGGGTCAGCGTGGTGCGGCACTACGCGATGCTGCTGGAGACCCAGATCAAGGCCAACGCCTCGGGCAGGCCGGGACCCAACGCGCCGACCGGCGACTACCGGCGGTCGTGGACCTACGAGGTCCGCGTCGCCGAGGACGGGGTGACGGCCATCGTGGGCACCAACAAGCCCCAGGCGCTGAGGCTGGAGTACGGCTTCGTCGGCGCGGACATCCTCGGGAGGGTCTACGACCAACCCCCGTACGCGCACGTCGGCCCGGCGGTGGCGACGATCGGTCCGCTGTTCGTGGCCGCGATGGGCACCGTCGCCGACGGCGACGCCCTGTGAGTGGCCGCCCCTGCGCAACGGCTGGGCTCAGCGCCGCCAGCTGACGTATCACCACCTCACCGTGGAGGCCCTCGCGCGGACGCCCGACCACTCGGTACGGGCCGACCCCACCTGTTGGGGACGGGCCTCCGTGTGCATCCTCCGGGCGGTCTCGGCCCCGGAGAGTGAGCCACCACCCATGAGCGTGTCCGGCCGCCAAGTAGCCCTGGCCGTACAGACGATGCTGCAGACCGCCACCGGCAGGTCCTGCGGCTACGGCACCGCGCCGACCACGGCATCCCTGCCGACGGGCAACACGATCCCCTACTGCGTTCTGTACGAGCTGGGGCAGACGGGCGGCCTGGGGCCCTCGTTCGGTGACGCGGACGCCGATGCCCGCGTGCTGGTTCAGGTGTCCTCGGTCGGGACCACCGCCGAGCAGGCTTCCCTGCAAGCGGACAAGGCCAGGCAGGCGTTCCTGCAGCGGGTCAGCGGCTCCGGTCAGTTCCTCAACCCGATCACGATCGCCGGCTACACCGTCATCGGCCGCGAGCTGGATCATGAAGACGGTACAAGTGTCGTGAGCAGCACCTACACTTACGTGCAGCGATTCGCCCTGACGGTTTCCACGCCCGCCAGTTGACGCACAATCGCTGACTCCTCACCGCGGAGGCCCCTCGCGGACGCCCGACCGGACGGTACGGGCCGACCCCTTGGTTCGCAGACACTGCGACCTGTTGGGGACGGGCCTCCGTCTGCCGGAGGCTGGGGTCCCCGGAGAGTGAGCACCCGAGGTGGGTACCACCCAGCAGCGTTTCATGCGCCGCGGCATCACGAAGATCTTCTTCCTCAAGACCATCGCCGACGCGGAGAACATCCCGAGCCGCACGGAGCTCGGGGCGACCAACGCGACCGACCTGTCCGGCGCGATCTCCGACATCGCGGGCTGGTCGCTCGGCAACAGCCCGATCGACACCCCCGACCTGGGGTCGAGCCTCACCACGTCCATCCCGGGTGAGGACAAGGCCGACTCCTCGACGCTGACGTTCTACGAGGACCAGGCCGGCGACACCATCGAGACCCTGCTCTCGAAGGGCTCCGAAGGATTCGTGGCGATCCTCCGCAAGGGCGACGTGCCCCAGAGCAAGTCCATGGACATCTTCCCCGTCCGCGTCGCGTCCCGCGCCCCGGCCTACTCGACCGGCAGCGACCCCGCCAAGTTCACCGTGACGTTCGCCGTCGCCGGCGAACCGACGCTCGACGCCGCCGTTCCGGCCGCCAGCTGAACCGGGGGGATGCCGCATGACTACCAACACGATCACGCCCCCGGCCGCCGCTGTGGCGAAGGACTCGCACTGGTCCAGGAAGATGGCCAGGCTGCGCGCCCGCCAGGTGCCCGAGCGGACCCTGAGCATCTGCGACGAGCAGGACGTCAAGAACGCCGTCACCGAGGCGGCGATGGCACTGGCCAAGGCCCGCGCCGGGGCGCTGGCCGAGTGCACCGAGCAGGGCATAGCCGAGGAGCAGTGCGCCTCCTTCGTGGCGTCCAACCCGCAGGTCGTCGCTGCTGAGGCAGGGCTGCGGGAGGCGGAGACGGCGCTGGACGAGGCGACGATGACGCTCACGTTCCGCGCTCTGCCGCGACCGGCGTGGGAGCAGCTTCTGAGCGAGCACGCCCCCAGTGAGGCGCAGGCCGACCTGGGCCAGGAGTACAACATCGACACCTTCCCCGCGGCGCTGATCTCCGCCTGCCACATCGAGCGCGACGCCGGCACCGAGGTCGATGGCATGACGGTCACTGACGCGCAGGAGCTGCTGGACAGCTGGTCCGATGGCGAGGCCAAGGCTCTGTTCACCTGCGCGCTGATGATCAATCAGACCATCCGTGTGGATCTGGGAAAAGGCTGATCTCCGACCCTCACCTGAGGGCGGAGCTCGAACTGTGCCACAGCTTTGGAATGCCGCACAGCCAGTTCATGGGGGCTGGTGACGGGCGGTGGACGGCTCTGGACCGCGCGAAGGCGCTGGCATGGCTGGCGTACAGCCGGGCCGTGTGCTCGGGGTGCGGCACCCGCAGCGACGAATGGCGGCCGGACCTGGGAGGAGACCGGTTCGCGTACGTGACCGAGGCGAGTACCTGTCCGGGGTGCGAGCTGCTGGAGATGGAGCGGGAGCAGGTACCGGACGGTCCGGAAGGGCGCGGGGTCAAGATCGGGCTTGTGCCCCGGAAGGACGGGTAACGCGTGTCTGGCGCCTACTCCCTGTACGTCAACCTCACCGCTACCACGACGGGCCTGACCGGCGGGTTGCGCTCGGGAGCCACCCAACTGCGGGCGTTCGACGGCCAGCTGACGCAGGTCAACCGGACGCTTCTGGAGACCGGTGATGCCGCGACGCGGCTGGCCATGCTCCAGAACTCCGCGACCGTGGACATGCTCCGCAATCAAGCCCAGATCACGGCCGCCGTCGAGCGCAGTCGTCTCGCCTGGCTGAACGCTGGGGCGGCGGCGGACAAGACCAACCGGGCCGAGGTGCTGTCGGCCCGGTTGGCCACCAAAGCGGAGACCGAGCGGGCGGCAGCTGTCACGGCCGGGGAGCAGGCGCTGCGCGCGCAGGCCCTGGCGCAGACGATGGCCGCCCGCGCCCAGGCCACCGCCGGGGCAGGTGTCCAGGCCGCCCAGGCGACCGCAGCGGCGGCAGCTGCGGCAGCGACACGTGCCGCGCAGGCGCAGGTGGCGCAGGAGGAACGGGCCGCAGCAGCGCAGGCCACCGCGACCCGGGCCGCGACGCTGGCTCAGCGTGCGGCCCTGGGGCAGCAGGTCGCCGAGACCCAGGCCACGCAGGCGAGCATGGCTCAGGCCGACGTCGAGGCAGCGGCATCGACTCGTGCCGTGTCCAACGCGGCGGCCGTCCGCCAGGCCCAGGCCGCAGCGGACGCCGAGACACGCGCCGCCACTCAGGCACGCATCGACGGATACCTGCGCACTGGCCTGGTGTTGTCGGCCGTACTCGGAGCTGGCATCGCCGAAGCCGTGTCGCTGGAGAAGCGCATGGCGAACGTCATGACGATCTCCCGGCAGATCAACGCGGGCACGGTCGGCGGCTACACCGACCAGATCGTCAAGATGTCCGAGGACGTCACCCAGAGCGCCGACCAGCTCGCCGACGGCCTCTACCAGATCGTCAGCTCCGGCTTCGACGGCGCGGACGCGATGGAGATCCTGCGGGTCTCCGCGACGGGTGCCAGCGCCGGCCTGACCACCACGGACATCGCCGCACGGGCGCTGCTCGGTGTCCTCAAGTCCTATGGCCTCGGGGCGTCTTCGGCCAGCGACGTCATGGACATCATGTTCCAGACGGTCAACAAGGGCGTGATCAGCTTCCAGGAGCTGGCTCAGCAGCTCGGGGACGTCGTCCCGATGGCCGCCGCGTCAGGAGTGGCCTTCTCCGACGTCAGCTCGGCGCTGGCCGCGATCACCCTCGCCGGTGTCCCGGCGGCCGAGAGCAGCACCGCGCTGAACATGCTGCTCACCCGGCTGATGAAGCCGACCGACTCCCTCGCCAGTGCTCTCAAGTCGATGGGCTACGAGAGTGGCGCGGCAGCCCTGCAGCAGGACGGGCTGTACGTCGTCGTCAACAAGCTGATCGGTGCCACCCACGGCTCTGCCGATGCCATCGTCAACATGTTCGGCGACATCCGTGCCTCGCGGGCGGTGCTGGCCCTGGCGGCGGCCGACGGGCAGAACTACGCGGACTCCTACGAGGCCATCTCCAACGAAGTGGAGCGCGCCGGAGCCACCCAGCGCGCCTTCGCGCTGCAGATGGACACCACTTCCGGACAATGGCAGCAGTTCGTCAACCGCAGCAAGGCCCTGGGCATCGACCTGGGGCGGGCACTGCTCCCCGTGGTCGAGACCATCGGCAATGCCCTGTCGGTCTTCGCCGGTTCCCTCAACGACCTGCCCAGCCCCGTCAAGGACATCGGGGCGGCGCTGCTGGCACTCAGCGTGGCTGGGCTCATCGCGCGGGCCACGATCTCCAAGGTCGGCCTTCAACTCACCGAGTTCCGTGAAGCGTTGACCGCAGCCCGGGCAGGCGCGTCGATGTTCCCTGCTGTCCTGAAGGGCGCTGGCCTGGCGGTGTCGGGGCTGTCCGCGCTGCTGACCGTCGGCGTGGCCGTGTACGCGGCGTACTCGGCCAGCAAGGAGAAGGCCAAGCAGGCCACCGACGATCTCGTGGAGGCGCTGCGCCAGGAGCGTGAGGAAGGCGAGTCCGGAGCGGGCGTCCGGGCGCTGACCGAGCAACTGACTGGCGACCAGGACTTCGTGGACAAGATGAAGGCCGCCGGCATCGACATGACCGACGCCGTCGACATCGTCACCTCCGGCGGCTCCAAGCTGCAGGCCGCTCAGCTCAAGCTGGAGTCCGAGGGCGCCGCCATGGCGCAGAAGGCCAAGGTGGGCCAGGCGACAGCAAGCCAGGCATTCGCGTACGACGACGCCGAGAAGGCCCTGGACGACGCCCACAACCGGTGGACCACCGCGGTGAAGAAGGAATCCGACCTCGCCGCGCAGATGGAGATCGTCAACGCCAAGGTCGCCGAAGCCAAGGCCGGCGCGGTGAAGGCGTGGACGCTGGACTACCTCGTGCCCGTGGACAAGGATGGGATGCCCGCCTACACCGACGAGATGAAGGCCATGGGCAAGGCGCTGGGTGACATCGTGGACCCGGCGAAGGCGTGGACTGACGCGCAGGACAAGGTCGCCAAGTCCAACAAGAACGCCAAGGCGACGCTGGCCGACTACATAGCTCAGCTGCGCTCTCAGCTCCAGTCGCAGCGCAACTTCCAGAGGAACCTGACTGCGCTGGCGATGTCCGGCTACGCGGACCTGACCGACCACTTTGCCCAGCTCGGGGTGACCTCCGCGCCGATCCTGGATGAGCTGGTCAAGCAGCTCGGCAAGGGGCAGACGAAGGTCGCCGACCAGCTGCAGTCCATCATCGGGGAGTCGGCGGCACGCAGCTCGGACGCGTTCCGTGCGGGACTGGACCAGCTGCCCGCGATCGCCGCCCAGTACGGCAAGAAGATCGCGGCGGCGTGGGCGGACGCCGCGCAGACCAACGACGCGGACAAGTTCGCCGTGGTCATGCAGCAGATGGCCGTCACCGACATGACCAAGGCCGTCAACGCCGGCAGCGCGGCGGCCAAGGGCCAGCTGCAGCAGGGCATGGGACTGCTGACCCAGGTCGCGCAGACCAAGGGCGCGGACGCGGCCAAGGCACTCAAGCAGGCGTTCCTGTCCGGCGACGTCACGACCGCGATGGACCAACTCAAGTCGATCTGGGGCGCCGACGTGCCGGTCAGCGACAAGGAACTCGCCCAGATCACCGCTGCATTCAAGACCGCTGGGAAGAACGGCGTGGATCAGTGGTCGGGCATGCTCGACCTGATCGCCACGGTCGCCAAGACCAAGGGCACCGCGGCCGCGCAGGCCCTGACGTCGGCGCTGCTGTCCGGGGACATGGCGCAGGTGCAGAAGCAGCTGGCGGCAATCGGCGCGAGCGTCCGGGAGATTCCCGGCAGCAAGACCATCTCCGTGTCGGTGTCCACGACCCTGGTCGGCCCGAAGTCCTTCACCATCCCGGTCTACACCAAGATCGTGAAGACGACGTGGGACAAGGACGGCAACGGGATCCCCGACGACATCCAAGCCCCGAGCACGCAGGCCCGCGGCTCAGTGTTGGACTTCTATGCCGCGGGCGGGCTCCGCAAGCCGGGCGCTGAACAGCACGTCGCGCAGATCGCCCCGGCCGGTGCGTGGCGCGTCTGGGCCGAACCGGAGACCGACGGAGAGGGATACATACCGCTCGCGGCCTCGAAGCGCACCAGGTCCAAGGCCATCTTGGCGGAGGTCGCCCGCCGGTTCGGCGCCAGCGTCGTCTACCACGCCGACGGCGGCATGTCGGGCTGGCAATACCAACCCTCCAGCAGCGTGGACGGTCCGGTCTCGCTGCCGTCCATCGCCTCCGACTCGATGAACAAGGCAGGGACAGCCGTCGATCTGGCGAAGTTTGCCAAGAACCTGCGCGCGTCCGTGGCCCAGGCCAAGCAGTGGCGCAAGGACCTTGCCACCGTGGCCCGCCGTTGCGGGCAGGACGTCGCCGACGCGCTGCAGGACATGGGTGCCGACGGTGTGTCACTGACCCACAAGATGGCCACCGGCACCACCACGTACGTCAAGCAGATGGCCTCCGAACTGGAGAGCCTGGCCGCGACCGCCAAGGCGACCTTGTCGGACTACACCGCACAGCTCGGCAGTGCGGCCAAGCAGACTGCGGCGTTCCAGGCGAACCTGGCCAAGCTGGCGGGCGAGGGATACGGCGACCTGGCGGCGCGGCTGGCCGCCCAGGGTGACGACGCCGCGCAGCAGCTCGCCGCGCAGGCCGCCGCGAGCAAGACGGCCGCCGCGAAGGCCAACAGCGCCAGCAAGGCCGCAAGCGCCACCCTGTCGTCCGATGACCTCAGCGACCTGCTGACGATCATCGCGGCGGTCACGAGCAACAAGGTCGGGATCCACGCCGTCGCCGACGCGACCGGCCTGGGCGAGGACCGGATCATCGAGGTGGCCAACGCCGGGCTGTCGCGCCTCAAGAAGGCCCTCGGCTCGCGCTCGACCAAGCTGGTCGCCGACCTCGGCCGCGCCAACAAGGGGCTGTCCTACTCCAGCGGCGGTGTCCTGACACCGGGCCTGTACGCCACGAGCAACGGCATCGTCCGCTTCGCCGAGCCGGAGACCGACGGCGAAGCCTTCATCCCGCTCGGCTCAGCCAAGCGGTCCACCGCCACGGCGGTACTCGAGGACGTGGCCCAGCGGTTCGGCTACCAGCTGACCGCCTCCGGGGTGTCCGGGCCCACGCGGCTGGTCGACGCCCGGCCCGCCGGCGGCGTGCACGTGGTCGTGGTCCGGGAGCAGCCTGCCGCGCTGATCGGGCAGATGCCGGTGACCGTCAACGGCGGTGGGGGCGCGGACACCGCGCAGCAGGTAGGCGGCGAAGTTATGCGGCAGCTGCGCCGCGCGCAGCGAGGAGGACGGATCTGATGCTCGACCTGGACGACTGGCAGTTCGACGTGGGCGGGCTGGTGATCGGTGCCGGTACCCCGATCCCGGTCGGCGAGTGGGAGGGCCTGGTCGGCCCGCCGCTGCGCACCGCCACCGTGGACGTGCCCGACGGCGACGGGGCGTTCCCCGGTGTGGACTGGCTCGGCGCACGCACCGTGCGCCTGGAGGCAGGGGTGCGCACACCGGGCGACCCGGGCGCGGCCCTGGACCTGCTGGCGCAGTTGGAGGAGGCCGTCAGCCGGGTCGAGGTGCGCACCGTCGCCGGCGCGGTCGCTGTGCTGCGGGTCAAAATGCCGGGCCGCCCGGCCCGCCGCCTGGTCGGGCGGTGGCAGCCGATGGACACCGCCACGATGGCGCAGGCCGTGAGCGGATGGATTCCGGTGACGCTGGAGTTCAGCGCCACCGATCCGCGCTGGCAGGACGACATCGCGCAGACGCTGACACTGCCGCTGGACATCTCCGACGACACGCAGGGGTTCCGCGCCCCGGTGGTCGCGCCGATCACCACCGGTGTGTCGAACCCTTCGACCCGACCGGGCTGGGTGACGAACTCCGGAGACCTGCCGGCGTGGCCGCAGCTGACGATCACGGGCCCAGTCACCAACCCGCGGGTGTGGGTGGTGGAGACCGGCCGCTACCTGGAGCTCGCCATCACCCTCGCAGCGGGGGAGCGCATCGACATCGACACCCGGCCCGGCACCAGGTGGGTGCTGCGCAACGGGTCTGGCAACGCAGCCACGGCGCTGACGTCCGGCTCCCGCCTGGACCTGTTCCAACTGCCGTCCGGCACCAGCGAGATCCGGTGGACCGCGACGGACTACACCAACGCCTGCCGTCTCGCCGTGACCTGGCGCGACTCCTACACCGCACTGCGAGGCAACTGAGATGACGCTGATACAGCCCCCGATGATGGTCAACGGCGGCACCCACCCGGCCCGCACCATGCGGATGATGATCCGCGACCTGTCGCGCGGGTCGCAGGGCGTGACCGAGTACAACGACTTGAAGGTCAGCCAGCAGACCACGCCCGGCGCCGGGGTGCAGATCGCCGACGGCTCGGCCGTGGTGCGGGGCGCGGCGTGGGGCCAGGGCTCCTACACGCAGTACAACGTCGGCACGGCGCTGCTGGACATCGCCCCGACCGGTGCCACC